GTTCCTGTATTTGTATCTAAAGCACCAGGTTTAGAATATGTATTATCACCTGCACCAGATAAAGCATACACAGTTGTATATGAATATTATTTAACAAGTGTTGAAATGACAGATAGCACTGATGTGCCAAAGATACCAGAAATATATAGAAATGTAATAGTAGATGGTTCTATGTATTATGCTTATATGTTTAGAGGTAATACACAAGATGCATTAGTTGCAAAAGAAAAGTTTCAAGCAGGATTAAAGAACATGCGAATTGTTCTTATAAATGAAAACACATATGTTAGATCTACTATGCTAACAAGATCACAGAGAAGTACATACGTTTATAGATTGGCTTCATAAATGGCAGACAGATTAGAAACATATGCTTTCGAGTTTAAAGAAGGTTTAGTGAGTAGTCTATCACCATTACAACAAGGTTCACAAAAACCTGGTAGTGCTAGATTATTAAGAAACTTTGAACCTTCAATAGAGGGTGGTTATAGAAAAGTATTAGGTTATAGTAAATTTGATACTAATACAGTTCCTGCATTTGGTGCTCCTAAAGTTCATGGGGCAAGTCAAACAGGCACAACATTAGTTGTAGCAGGATTGTATATAACTCCTGAAAATGGAGATACACTTACTATAGCAGGAGTTACAGGGACATATACAGTTAGTGGTGTAAGTTGGGCTACTGCAACTAAAAGAGCAACACTCACATTATCAACTAGTTTAGCAAGTTCACCTGCAGATCAAGCAGATGTAACTTTTACAACTAACAGAGGTAGTATTACAGGGTTAGCTGCATGGAGAGGTTCTTCTATTGCAAGTAGAAATAATCATTTATATAAATCTACTGGCAGTAATTGGAGTAGAATAAATGTTACTCAATATGGTACACCTTTAGTAAATGGAGCAAGTCAAACAGGTGGTAGTTTAGCCATAGATGGATTAACATCTATTCCACAAGCAGGAGATACTTTTACAATTGCAGGTGTAACTTTAGTGTATACAGTATCAGGAACACCTACAGTTACAAGTGGTGGAACTACTATGAGTATATCTCCAAACTTAGCTAGTAGCCCTGCAGATGGAGCAGTAATTACTTTTTTAACTAGCAATAAAAGTAGTACAAGTAAACAAAGATTTGTAAAATATAGAATAGGATTAACAGAAAAAATAGCAGGAGTAGATGGTTCTAATTATCCATTTACATATGATAATACAAACTATGTGCCACTAGTAAGTGCTCCTGATGATATAGAGGGTGCATCACATATAGCATTTTTTAAGAATCATTTATTTTTTGCAAAGGGAGATGTATTAAGTTTTACATCGCCTTATACAGATAACGATTTTAATCCTGCTAATGGTGCAGGAAATATAAGTGTAGGCACAGATATAACTGGATTAGTAGCTTTTAGAGAACAGCTAATTATATTTAGTGAAAATAAAATAGAAAGATTAGTTGGTAATACACTTGCAGATTTTGTATTACAACCTATAACAACTAATATTGGTTGTGTAGATTCAGATACTATTAAAGAAGTTGCAGGTGATGTAGTATTTTTAGGGCCAGATGGACTTAGATCATTAAGTTCTACAGATAAAATTGGAGACTTTGATTTAGCAGTAATATCTAAAAATGTACAGAAAGAAATTACAGATTTAATTACAGCTAATACAAGTTTTGATAGTGTAACAATCAAAGGTAAATCACAATACCGATTGTTAGGTTTTAATACTAATGTTTCTGAAAGTAATGCTACAGGAATATTAGGAACACAATTAGCAGGAACAGAGGGTAGTTTTTTTGGTTGGGCTGAGTTAAGAGGATTTAAAGCATTTGTTGCTGATAGTGATATGTTTAATTCAACAGAAACTATTTTATTTGCTAACTCAGGTGGATATGTTTATAAAATGGAAGATGGTAATAGTTTAGATGGTAGTAATATAGAGGCTACATTTTTTACACCATTTGTTACATTAAACGATCCACAACTTAGAAAAACTATTTATAAGTTACATTTGTATACAGATCCTGCAGGTAGTATTAACACTACAGTAAATTTAAAATTTGATTTTGATGAAGATGATGCAATACAACCTGCACCAATTACTTTGTCAAATACAACACAAGAGGTTTCAATTTATGGAAGAAGCACATCAGTTTTTGGAACTTCTACATTTGGTGGTAAATTAAAAAAAGTATTTACTACACAAACAATAGGGTCTGGATTTAATGTAGCACTACAGTTTACATCGAGTGATACATTTCCTCCATTTTCATTAGATGCTGCAGTTTTAGAATTTGGAACTTTTGATAGACGATAAGGATTTTTATTATGGGAACAGGTTATACTAGAAACGATACAGGTAATAATATTGCTGACGGTAATGTTATTAACGCAGCAGATTTTGATGGAGAATTTGATGCGATAGTAAGTGCATTTGCAACCGATGGGCATACACATGATGGCACTGCTGCTGAAGGTGGCCCAATTCAAAAACTAGGTCCATCACAAGAAGTAGAAGTTGATTCGGGTGCAATCTTTCCTGCATCAGATGGTGTTACTGATTTAGGTAAAACCACAAAAGAATGGAAAGATTTATATATTGATGGTGTTATCAATACAGATAACATGTCAGCAGATGCTGCTACTATAACTGGTAATGCTTCAGTTGGTGGTACATTTAATGTAGGAGGAGCAACAACTTTAACAGGAACTGCATCACTATCAAGTGCATTTGCGGTTAGTGCTACTTCTGCATTTAAAGGAGCAGTAAGTGTAGAGTCTACATTACGAGTTACTGGTGATAGTGATGTATCTAATTTATCTGCTAGTGGTACTTTAGATGTTGCAGGAGAAACATCATTAGGAAATATATCTGCTAATGGTACATTAGATGTATCTGGTAATGGTTCTGTAGGTGGTACATTTAATGTTGAAGGTGATCTTAAAAACAGTGCAGGTAATTTAACAGTTGCACCTACTAGCTATATATTAGAAGTAAAAGGTGGAGGATCTACTGAAGGACAAATACAACTTAACTGTGCTGTTAATTCACATGGACAAATAATAAGGTCACAACCACATTCAGAATCTGTTACTAATGAAATGCTGTTACCTAAAGGTGCTAATTCTACATTAGTATCTGAAGTAGGTACAGCAACTATAACTAATAAAACTTTAACTAGCCCTGCAATAAACGGAGCTACTATAGATTCGGCTGTTAGTGTTTCTTCAGCAGGAACATTAAATGCAGGTACTAATGCAGATATACAAGGAACTTTAGATGTAGGAAGCAATACTTCAGTTGGTGGTACATTTAAAATTACTGGTGCTGTCACTGCAGCTTCAACATTAAATATTGGAGGAGCAGTATCAGGTAAAGGTACATTAACAGTATCTGATACAGTATCAGCCGCAGGTGCTATGAATGTAGGTGGTAATTTTTCTGGTAAAGGTACACTTACAGTTACTGATGCAGTTTCTGTAGCTAGTACATTAAATGTAGGTGGTAACTTTTCTGGTAAAGGAACATTCAATGTTGCAGGTAGTGCTACGTTAAGTGGCAACGTAACAATGGGTGATGCTACTGCTGACATTGCTATCGTAAATTCCCAAGTAGAGT